TTTTGCGGGCTCTTTTGCCCAAGGTGACAAATGACCAAGGCTATCACGGGTGCTTTGTTTAACCTTATCAGGATCAAGAACCGAAATCCAAGTTACTGCAGTAACTGCTAACCAAATTAAAATAACGGAAAGTTCTTCGTCGCAACTTGCCTTTTTGATCAAAGAATGAGCCACCTCGAGCGTAAATCTTGCAAAATTGGCATCGCTTTTAATTTTTGTGCAAAAGTTTGCAGAAGCTGGGTTATCCGGCCCGGTCTCTATTTCGATTAACTTAAGTATATCATTAATTTCTAACTTTTCGCTTTCGGTCATACTGTTGTCTCGCTATTTGTTTTTGCGGGCTCTTTTGTCCAAGGAGACAAAGGGCCAAGTCTATGATCGGCATATCCTTTAACCTCGATGGGGTCTAAAGCTGAAATCCAAATGACTGCAACACCTGCTAAATGAATTAAATGTCTAATGAGCTCCAAGTTGCTTGTAATGGTGTTGACATTAATGTCTCTGATTTGGTTTAGACCCGAAATCATTAAGGCTTTGGCGAAATCGGATTTTTTGTGAAAGATATATTCCTCTGTATAAGAGAGTTCATCAGGTCCGATTACTTGCTCAATCAACTTGAGTATATCTTTCTTTTTTAATGCATTTGGTTTATTCATGAACTTAGAATATCCTTGACGTTTGTTTGTATGTTCGTAAAATACGAATAAATGTCAATTAAAAATTATATTATTACGAATTAAAATTACAAAAAAGGAAAGATATGACTAAACATAAACCAAGACTGAATAACGGCATTAACCCAAAAATGTTATACGACGAGAGCGAGGTAGCGGCTCTGTTACGCGTAACGATTCGAACGATTGCAAACTATCGACTTACCGGCAAGTTGCCAGCAAAACAAGTCAATTGTCGTAAGTATCTCTACTTAGGCGAAAACATACAAAAACTACTGATACCAATCGAGGAATATCATTATGACGCCTGATATAACGACCGCACAAATCCGCAAAATCTGGATAACCGCAAGAGAAAAAGGGATCAGTTCGGAATTGCTGCATAGTATGATATTCGAAATTACTAAAAAAGAATCCGTAAAAGAATTGAACATCAAAGAGGCGGGAAAGGTAATCGAAAGGATATGTGGTAAAAGAAGAGCGAGGAAACGTTGCGAACCATCTGGATATATTGCTAAAATGAGTCACGACCAATTGAAACAAATATCCAATATGATTGTAACGATAGAGCGGCTTGGTAAAACGTATACGATAGAGGCGATAGCCGATAAGGTTGCCCAAAAAAAACCGGATCAGCTGACCAGAGTGGACGCGGTAAAAGTAGCAACGGCTTGCAAAGAAATAATAAACCGACTTAAAAAACAAAATCAATCTACTCATCCTTTATAATCTCTCTCGTAATCGACTTTAACAAACGTGGTTCCTTACCCATTAAAGCCCTGGAATGACCCTTGCGTGCAATCGTAAGAGGGTGATTGCTTGGACTCATACCGCTCGTAATTGTAGCCTTTACGCTTGCTAAAAGAGAGTCTGCAGCAGCTTCCAGGGCCTGGATCATTTTGCCTTGTCCGCTCAGGGCGCGATCAAAAGCATAAACAAACAGCTTTTCGGCTTCATCGATTACGCCCGGATCATCAAACGTCTTGCGTAAATAAGCACGTTCGGGGATTGTAATTTCGGTTTTGGCTTTCATCCAAATATAAAGCGGAAACTTATCTTTATCGATTAGTTCTTCTTCGACCAAAAGGTAGTAAAGTTTTGCGATCGCTTTTTTAGATTTGATAACCGCGCCAAATTCTTGCGCACCTGCATAGATTGCGAGCTCTGAGTCTGGCTCGGCCGCTACGCCAACGACAGCAGATAAATTCTCTAACTCTTTTAGAGTAGATAATAAAAACGGAATATTGTTTTCTACTTCAACTTTGAGGTGCATGAATCTTTTTCGCTATATATTTTGTAAGATTTGCGATAGAGATATAATTTACTAGTTTAACAATTTCGAATGTTTTTATCTCAAACTCAAACCGGTCTTTATCTTTAAGCGTGCAGCCTCCAAGCTCGATTACAAGCTTGTCTTCGGATGTATACGCACCAGGTTCCGCGTTTTTAATATCCTCGCCCGAGATAGGCAAGACAATAAGGCGTTTGGATTCAGGGGTTGTTGTTTTGTGGTAGTTACCTCTTACGTAGGCGCCTGACATACGATAGACATCCACTTCGGTTTCTAAATTCTTAAGGATAGAAATAGAATTGGCGTTAATGATCATGCGATCGTTCTTCCCCCTAAGCCTCGGATTTTTGCAAGAGCTGTCTTGTATTGAACCTCAAAGGAATTTTCTTCGGTTACTTGGGAGCCATAAATTTTTTCGGAATCACTTTTTGCACCACCAAGACCAACCGAAAAAGCGCCCGAGAGAGAAAAGCTAGTAGGACTGTCCGCCGGCGTGGTCTCTGCGGAATTAAATCCTTTGCGAGTTGCAAAATCAAGCTGTAGTAATGCAAGACACTTTAGGCGCTGTAGATAATCAAATAGGTTATGATTGATTGGTATATTATCAATTTCTAATACTATCCGACTTGCGTCAGATAGTATCTCTAGTAGAAAAGAGTCACTATGCCCGTGATTCGCGGGCAAGTGACTTTTTAGTTTATCGAGGGACAGCTCCACTATTAGGAACCTCCTTTGAATTCTTGGCTTTAGCTGCATCGTCGAAAGATTTAGGATTGTTCTTTTCGGAACTGACAGAAATAGCTGACTCTTTTTTTGCTTTGGCAATTTCTTTGTGGGCTTCGGCAATTTCTTTTTCTATGGCTGAAATTACTGCTTTGGACATAGGGTCATGCGACTCCTCTGAATCCTTGGCTTTAGCTGCATCGTCGAAAGATTTAGGATTGTCCTTTTCGGAACTGACAGAAATAGCTGACTCTTTTTTTGCTTTAGTTTCTTTTTGGGCTTTGGCAATTTCTTTTTCTATGGCTGAAACTACTGCTTTGGGCATAGGGTCATGCGACTCCTCTGAAACGGCGCTATGACCGTCATCCTGCACGCCCAAGAAGATAGCTTCAGGAAATCGGACCAGGGCACCGCCGAATCTTTCGCGGACAAGCATATCGGTATCACCTCTATAGTCTGTTACAGGTCGCCCGAGTGTAATGTCTTTAAGAACAGCAGCCTCGGCGACCTTAGGGCTCGAATCCATAACGAGAAATAGATTTTTACCAAGAACGTTGTTTTCTGCGGAAAGCGAATTGGTTTTGACTATATTATTAAAATATAATCCGTTTTGTTTAAACCACTCAAGTAAGGTGACCATTACAAAATCGTTAAGTGGTTTAATTAACCTGTAGTAATCTTCTGGACACAAAACCAAGGTCCTTGGATTCCAGCGATTACCTTTACCGACTTTCGCTATTCCGTTATGTAGTTCTGACAATATTTGGCTTGCAGTAAGCGTGTCAAAAGAAGGAACAGTTTCTTTCTTGATTCCTTCTTTAGTCAAAAGCCCTTCTACCTTGAGCTCGGGGACTCCGTTAAATCCTACGTAGTCCTCTGCTTCTGCAATTTCGTTTCTTGCGGTTTCAATTCGAACTTGATCCAAGGCAAAAAAAGGACCTTTACCAAGATTTCTTTTTGCCATCATCGCCTCTAACTCGTCTTCCGAATAGGTCACCGTGGACTCTATATCAATAGCAGGTTGAGTAATACGCTCAATAGATTCCCCTGTGATTTCGGATTTTTGGTTTTTGGCACCGGCTGCAACAATTGAAGCGCGACCGCGTGTTTTTAGAACGTCGTATCCAATTTCACGGGCGTAGGGTGCATAGGATTGATTAACCCGGAGAATGCGGCGAAACTGCAACTCTTCCTTTTCAGGCGTAAGTAATACGCTCTCTATAAACAACAAATCATTTTTATGCAAAATCGGCATATTAGTATATCCTTATATATTAAATTAATCTAGGGCTACGGCTGTGAAGTCGGACAAAAATAGACTAATAATGCCCGAATCAGACGAAACGGAATCAAAACGCGCACCCGTTAAAAGTGCGGTTTGTCCGGGGATTGCAGTTTTACAAAAGTTGCCGCGAACTTTAGAGGGATTTGAAGGATCGTTAACGACCCTAAATCTAACCGCATCGGATGGACCGGCGGGCTCCTCGGTATATACGTTAATGTAACCGATCTCTAAACGTCCGAACACGTCACCGCTTAAGTAAGCGCTATTTTCGTGATCTTTTGCATCGGTGGAGCAAACGGACACCCCTGCGAAAATGCGAGATAGACTTGGAGCGGAAGGCAAACAAGTCCGGATATGACTATTTGGATCGACGTTTTCGCCTGTCGCACGACCAAAAAGGATTCTGTCGCCAGCTGCAAGGTTAAGACCGTTGACAAATTGACCGGGGTATGTGTTAGGCTGTTGTCCTGGGCCAAGGGATTCGCTCGAATATAGTTTAGGAGTTGTCGCGTAACCCATATTACTTGACCTCTCTCATGTCTAGTCTTGCGACTCTGAGTTTATCAAGAGTCGCCTCATCGATTCTTACGGATGACGCTTTATCAGGCCTGTCTAAAAAAAACTTGTCTTGAGCAACCTCGAGCGCGGTTTCAAAGACCGCGAACACAACTTCGTCACTTGCATCTTGAGCAATTTTCTTGTCCGGTAAAATCGATGCGATAGCCTTTAGGCAAATTTCGCGGTCACTAAGTCCGTCCGTCCTCAATTCCGGAACTACAGCCTTGACTGAATCTATCAGCTTGATTCTTGCGTCAGCCGCCTCTTTGATTTTGTTATCAAGTGCGGCGTCTTGATTTGGCTCAGGCACGTTAGTCTCTCCTTTCTTTTTTAGTTCTTCGTTTTCTTTCTTTAGGGCATCAATTTGAGATTGTAGCTCTGAAGTTTTTTTATCATCTATAACCGGTGTTACTGCATTGGCCTCCCCGAGAAATTTTGTAAAAAAATTTTGGAGTGCAGAAAATACACTTTTAAAAATTTGATCGTCTGGCGCCGACTGATCTGCAACGTCCTCGGCTCCGTCCTGTATGGGTTTCTTTTTTATCACTTTGTCCATGGTCTCCTCTTGTATCATGTAACCGATTTCGTCTGAACTATCTAAATGGATTTTCACTTCTTTGCCGCCCTTGCCTTGGGGAACATGGGATAAATGATTGACCGCGATGTCTCTTTGTACCGCGTCGTAAGGTTCATTCGTGCCCGGAAAAAGACCTGGCGTTTTGTCGATCCAACTTTCAAATCCTACACTAACCTGGCGTTTTTCGCCAGCCCTTAAGCTAAACATTAGAGATTCATCATATACCATTTCCGTCGTTTGGATACGGTCACCGCTAACGATTTCGACGGTGTCCCCAAAAGTACCTTTAGTATATTTTTGGTAGTTGGCGGGCGTAATCAAACCACCGCAGTCGTTAAGTGGAGGGTGTCCGTCTGTAACAGGTTTTAAGCGACAGCTGTCTATAGTGGATTTCTTGAAAAGTTCTTCTGGTAATTTTGCTTCGCGCTGAACCTTGCCGTCTCGGAGATAAAGAAAAACTCCAGTGCGGGCAATCGTAACACGTGCGCGTAAAAAACCTTCGTCGGTTTCGTAGACCTCAATCTCTCCCGTATCAAAAGATGTTACGCGTTGCATCGTAAAATTTTACGATGCACACAAAGAAAGCGGAAGGTCGTAGTTTCCGATGTGTTTAGATTAAATTGTGACGGGCTTTGGTTTTTAAGTCGATAAGGTCTTGCATGGCTGCAAGTGACTCTTTGCGTGACCAGTTAAATTTTTGGCTGCAAAACTTTAGAAACTCTGACTCGGTCGGAAAATCCTCTATCGGGCCTTTGATTTGGACCTCGATCCTATGGATCTCTTGGGGGGATAGTTTTTTACGTGCTGGTAGTATCATCGCATAAGACCGGTGCGTGTAAGATAATCTTGCATCAAGGGTAAAACGGTATCAAGCTCTTTTTGGTCCAGGTAAATCCTGTAACCCAAAAGCGCCTCAAACCTACTTAAGCGTGTGGAGATTTGTTTGAGTAGCTTCGCGTCCTTGGTTTTAAACGCGACAAGCTGCTCAAAAATACGAGCAATCCACTCGGATTCTTTGGACAGTTCCGCCCAATCCCTTAACTCCGTCGGATTGAGTGGTTTAGATTTAGCAAGCTCGCGGAATGTGGTGGTGATCCGAATTGCCTGCATGAGTTCGGCGGCTTCCGCCGTTTGATGACCCCTTAGACCGGCCCTGGAAAGTAATTCGGCGTCGAGCTTATGAAAGACCTCGTGTATAATTTGAACCTGTGCGTTGTCTATCCCCGGTTTGAGATAGATGTCGCCGGTTCCAGAATCATAAAATCCAGAAGCCCTTTGGAATTCCGGATGTTTTTTTTCGATTCCATAAAATCTAAATTTGGTCGTTTTTGGTTGAATATCTAAAACGGAATTTATAGACCGAAGCGCTTCTACGATTTGGGCTTTGGATAAAGAGTTATTAACGTCTATAATGGTATTATGATCATTTAATGTAAGGTCAAGAGATCGCGCGACCCATTCGTCTCGCCATTCTTTGACGCCCGGCTCGTCTCCGATTGCCGGCCTTGCAAAACACCTACAATTATTATCCTCGCCCGGATGGCACTCTGTTGTTTTAGATCCGTATAAAATTTTAGGACGTTTGTCCCAACTTTGCAAAGTGTTATCAAGTTTAAGGTGCTGGTCTCTCGTGTTTAAGTGAGTGCAACACCATATATATTTTTGGATACCGGAACCGGTTTGTTGTAATCGTGTGGCCGTGCCGAAAAATTTACCTACCTGATCCCGAGCCCAAAACTCTGCTTTGCTTCTTGCAATTCCGCCATTTGCATTTAGGATTTCCTCGGTAATTGTAGAGTAACTCGAACCCTTGCGTATGCCTTGGTAAATTTGGGTTTGCACTTTTTCAAAAAACTCATCCTTTGCAACTTGAGATAGTCTCATATTCGTAGAGACGTAATCATTCACAAGACTACGAATTTGTTCGCTTGTCGCCTCGGGAATTAAAATTGTTGGAAAAACGGGGTCTGTCGCGTCTTGTTTAGTTTGTCGTTTGACGCTTGGTGACAAGCCGAAAGTTAGCTTTGTCGCCACTGTCTCCCCAAGTCGCCTCTCTATAATCTTAGCTATCTCTACATTGGTTTTGTCGATTGCCCAAGTTTTGATTAGTTCGAATTGGTATTCGATTTTTTTAACAAGTTTTGGGTCCTCTGTATAATTATTTTTAAACTTATTAAGATTAGGTACATAACTTAACTCATCCGAATTACGAACGGTAGACAAAAGCGCTTTTGCATACCGATCAAAGTCGGTTAAAAATAGTTTAGAGTATTGTTGTTCTAGCGCAATCGGATACATTCAAAAATCTTAAAGTGTTGGCGCATCCGAAAAAACGGATGCGTTTTCTTCTGATTGTTTTTCTGATCCCTGGTTTTCCGTCTCTTCGAATTTTTTGGGTTCTGCGAAATTTAAAGAACTTCCACCCGTCCAACTAGGAAATTGTTCGAGGTCTGGTAAGTTTTCAGCCCTAGCCTCTGAGGGCGTTAACGCGCCGCGAGTGATCCAAATGTCTGCAGTACGTGCTTTGATAAGTTTGATTTCTGCATCCTCTTTTTCGTTCAGTTTCCACAGCGGATTAAATTCAAACTCCCAATCTAGACTATCCACTTTGCCGTTTAGACGGCGATAGATTTCCCCGTCTTGTTCCCGTATGACTAGTTTGATGATTTTTTCAATGATAGGTCTATGATCGTTTTCTTGGTCCCTTGCAACATCATCATAATAGGATCTCAGGTCAAATTGACCGCTTGTGATCGTACCTTGTGATTGTCCGCTAACTTTAGATTTCGGAAACCGAGCCATTCCCGCCAGGTTTTCAAAAACAAATTGGAATGTGTCTTTTAAACCAGTGGCGTTAAGGTTGGTCTCTAAGCGTGTTATCTCCTCATTATCTGCAATCGAGATAATCGACTGAGACGTAAGGAGAGAGACTATCTTACGTAACAAGTTGCGCATGCTCGAGGGGTCTGACAATTCGTCTACCTTGCCGGTTTTAAAAATTTTTGCACCCGTTTCGAGCAGCATGGAGGATACGGCATGAAGTGCTGTATCTTGTGCGATGATTGCAGGGATAACGGTTTCAAGCACGTTTACGCCTCGGCCGTCTTCTGCAACGTAAGAAGGGCAAAGCCACGCGTAACGTGACGAGTGAACTTCGTATCCGTCGATTTTTACCCCGGGAATGTGATAGCCGGCCGACAAAGGACTTGTGTTTTTGTCGTAGAGAGTAACTCTATCGGGTCCGAAAACGTTAATATATGCAATTTTTTTAATGCACTCCGGTAAGGGTTGGTATAGATTAAGACTCGTCTGAGGGACGCTCGCCGTGACGCCGAAAAATAGAAAGCCACCCTCTTGATAAAGGCGAGAAAATCGTATTAGGTCTTTTAGCTTTTCACGAAAGCCTAGTTCGGTTAATCTATTTTGGATAAGTCTAGATATGCTGCTTTTGTCATCCTCTTTGTCTAGATTGGTCCGGATCGTAATCCATTCCCTAGTTGCGTCTTCTGCGGGCGCGTCAACTATATTTGCCAAAAATCCGTTTGCGCGATACCAACTTCGGCATTCTTCTGGGTCAAAAATACGACTTGCGGGCGCTAATTGTTTGAGTTTGTCTATCTCGGTTCCTCGACCCGTAACCTCTGAATAAAGCTCATCAAGTCGAATTGATATTTCTTTTCCTGTCGCCATTTTAAAAATCCTTAAAGCCAGTCGTATCTTTTTAGTAGGGGTATGCCCTTATTTGCCACAATCTTAATTAAACTAGAAAGGCTATCGGGCGCGTCGTCGTGTTTTACATAATCGCCATATTCTAATATTTGATTTAGGAATGCGGGGGAAACAAAGCGAGAGAAAAAAAGTCTTTGCCAGTTAATACGAAGCCAGCTAGAAATTTTCAAGGGCTTGAATTCCTTCGCGTAGTGTTTTTCTACTTTGATTTTGTTTCTCTTTTTTAGGTCGTTATATACGAAAATGCCACCGCTATTACATTCTACATATAGCACAGATGTATTGTATTTTATACAAGCGGCCTCGACTAAATCGTATACAATATCAATAGGCTTTCTCCAAATCTCTCCGAATGCTGCATACAAAGAAGCCTCGTCTCTATTTAGAATTCTATTATTAATTCCTAATATACTCAAAGCCGAAAAATCGGAAGTAGGACCACAAGTAAACGCAGGGTCGAGGAATCCATAATATTTTAAATCCGGCGGAGGTTCGTCAAAGTTCGGATTTTCGAATAGGCGCTCTTGTATATCAACGGGCTCTTGTTGGTAGAGCGCCTGAAACAGTCCCTCTCCGATCGTTTTTCGAATTTCGTTTAATTCACTTATCGGGAATCGTTCCGGCCAAAGTGCGTTTCCGTTTACATCGATAGCAGGAAGTTTAAGCACGGTCCAAAGTCCACCGTCCTCTATACATCCATCTTGTTCGAGGAGTCTCCCAGCTAAATCACCCTTAGCCCAGCGCGTCGTAGTTAATACGATAGCGGCGTTTGTATAAACGCGTAGGCGTGCTACACCTCTGTACCAATTCCATACTTTTTCTTGATTGGTTGCGCTTAACGCGTCTTCGAGGGTTTTAAATGGATCGTCTATATTAAATAAATGCGCGCCTCTTCCGTTGATCGGTCCGTCAACTCCCGCCCCAACGGTCACGCCTCCGTCTGTTGTTTTCCACCGGTTACGCGCACGGCTATCAGACCGAACATGAACTTTTGGAAAGATGTCTCTAAATTCGGCGGACTCGCAAATATCCCTTTGGCAACTAGTATATTCCTCCGCGAGATCCGCGCCATATGCCGCTAAGATGGTTTCCTTTCTTGGGTTGTTGCCGATAAACCAGCTGGGGAATATTTTACTAGCAAGCAGCGTCTTGCCATGTCTAGGAGGGGCGTTGATTATTAGACGTTTTGTTTCACCGCGCGCCACTTTTGTAAGCGCTTCGCCGATTTTACGGATATGTGGGGGGTCCTCAAAGGTTGGATCTACGTATTTGGCGAAACAAAACAGATCGTCTCTTCCGTGCAGTTTTTTGAATGTTTTAGAGTCCTTACTTGTATCACCGAAGGCCATCGTCTGGCTTTCGCGGATCGCCTCAAGAATACCTCCTCTTGTATATTCAGGAGTTTTGATTGTCTGGCGTGACATCTATGGCTCGAGCCTCGTTGTCCGAAAACATCGCATCTATGCGTCTGTCTATTTTATTTTGATTGCGGGTGATTACTCGATTTATCTCGGGTATAGACTTTAGTATATTAGTATATTCTTGTATTACGTAGATAGGGTTTGACCATTTTGCGCCTGATCCCAGTTTGTGCATAATGCTGATGATTACACTAAGGGAGTTTATCGCGCCTTCTTTGGTTTTAAACGTAAGTGCTGCGCTTTTTAAATCCTCAATTACGCCTTCGAGCACGTCAGAACACTCGTTGCGCAGTTTTGCTATATTGAGAGTTGCCATGTCCTCCTCTTTGCGATTGAGTTTATCCCAAAGCAGGGCCCTTCTTGTTTCCCAGTCGTTTCCATTCTCGTCCTCGATCCGCATCCATGCGACCGCTGTCCGTGGTGATATTTTTAGGCCCTTTGTAGCAAGGTAGTTAGTGAGTTGTTCTGCGTTATTTACGTCGCCTGAGAGGTAGGCTATTAAACCCAATTCGTAGGGTTTAGTTTTGTAGGGTTTGCGTCTTTTTTGCTCCTCCATTTGAGGATAGACAATAATCTATACATAGGGTTATCAAAAGGCCGTAATTTCCGATTTTGCTTTTCAAAAACCTCTAAATGTGTGTCAATTTTGCTTAACGTGGCAACGTTTATTTATAACAAAAATTTAATCCGACATGTAATATTAGGATTTTATTATTTGATTCCGTCTGATTTTCGATGAACGAAAGTAAAGTAAAGGATAGCCTTCGGGCTATATTCAAAGATTTTTATAAAGACCTTGAGATAAAAAAGGAGCCTATGGCGAATCTGGTAGAACGATATGTTCTACGCGCCTATCGTCTATTGGTGGAGATTTCTTCTGGAGGATAGCGCGGATCGCTCGGATTTCGGAGCGCTTCATCTCGAGTAACATCTCTATTATATCTTCGATCCCGGCCTTTTCAATCCGCTTACGCAAAAAACGGTCTCTGTCCGCGGCCTCAAAGTGATCGAAATTTGTGTCTTTATTTTCCGTCAACTGTTGCATAACCTCGGGCGGAAATCTATGTTCGCCTTCGCCAAAAACGAGCCAAAACGGATTATATCCTAACGCCTTTAGTAATCCATACGCAAAATCAAACCCGATTTGGCGATCCGAAAAGGGATTGAGATAATTATATACCGTTCCAGGGACAACTCCGGTTATTTTTGCCAAGCCGGGAGCGTTTAAACCCGTCTCGGACATGACAATCTTTAGTCGTTGGATTTGTAGATTTTTGTCACGGTTGTGCATTTTTTAGGTTGTAAGTTGCACCCGAATAGCTATTTTTCAGGTTATCGGTATACGATCAGTTTTTCGGACATGTCGGACAAAAAAATAAGCGATTCTGCAAAAAAATGAATTCATTTTTTCGAATCGCTTTTGATAGAATGCCAAACAAATATATAGTAGATTCGGTGGCGAGAATGGAACTGGTTAGAATTGTAGAAGATAAATTTTATGCAACGATTTTGAATCTCCCAGAAACGGAGGCGGAAACCAAAGTATCAATTCGTAATCTTGCGAAAGAGGTAATTTTGCTTATTTACGAAAGGTTTTCAAAATCGTCTCAACTTGATCATAATGATCTTCCTGGATTTCAAGAATCAGATCCACGATCTTTTTCAACTTTGGACGACGATTAATTCTTCCTATCATCGCGAGCGACTTAAGGGCGTCCGTTGACTGTTGCTCGAAGGGCTTAAGGACAGGGCCTACCTCAGTATGCCACCAGTTTGCATTTAGGCCCCTTTCTATGATTAGTCTTTCTATTACTTCCTCGGGCAATCTCTTAACACGTCCGCTAAACATTTCCGAAAGGGTGGACCTATGAATCCCATACTCATCCGCAAATTCAGATTTGCTCATAGATAGAGCGTCTAATAATTTTTCTAATTTTTTGCGCATATAGTTTATATAGTTCGTAAAATACTAATTGACTCTTGAGGCATAATTAGTATTTTACTGACATGTTTTACACTCACAATGATCCCAGAGGTACACTATTCCCTGAGAATAGTGTACCTCTGGGATCAGAATCAAGGTTGCCGTCAAAAGCGCAAGAACTTCCAGGTTTACTATTCTCAGGGAATAGTAAACCTATTCGCACAGGCAAGCGTAACTTTTGCCCGCTGTTATCCTCCATTGTAATCCGAGACTACAATTCGACTTACGCCCTTGCCACAAAATACGGAGTCTCTCGCCATTTTATTTCTCGTGTTCTCCACGGTGATAAAAAATCAAAACGTGTAGAGCAAATCATCTTTACCGAATGGGGTATTACCGTCCCCGAGTTTCAGCAACTAACACTGAATTGGTTAGAGCTCAAGTCCCAAGGAAGAACATACACACAAGCAGAGATTAAGGAATTTGGTGACTCGGTGCGCGCGCGCAAGCTGGGGATTAGCGTCGAGGAGCTCCGTAGACGCAAGGCGGAGATCCTGGGTCCGATCGCATGATTTTAAATTTCGTATAATGTTATATTTTAATATATTAATATAAGGAGAGAGGTTATGAGAAAGATTTTACAGTGGATGCCTCACGGCATTGTACTTTGTTTGCTGTCTGTAGCGGAAGGATCAAGGCTTTTCGAATTCTATCGCTTGTTGTCGGGTAACGCGTTATCCGGAATTGCGAGCGCTGGGGTAACCGTCGGAATTGTATTTTACCTCGCGTTATACGGCTACCATAATGCGAGCCGCTGGGCTACCACCTTATGCATCCTACTATCCCTTGCAAGTTTTGTGCAGCCGCTCAAAAACGAATACATACAAGAGGACAAAGCCCGACCAATCAAAGAGCTACTTGGTTATCCTACATATAACCCAAAAGCGTTTTGGAACGGCGGGCGGGAGGCATACGTAGAGACATTTAGATTAGAGACAGAGAGAATCAAAAAACAAAACGAGTTAATATTGTCACAAAATGCAGAAACCCAAGCAAGCAAAGAGCTGTCTTTGTATTTTTGGCACTTGCTTTTAGGCGCTCTTGTGTTGGCCGTCTGTGTCCCGATCCTGAACTACCTCGTGTCTCACAAGATTGCAAATATGTACACACATGCCCTTGTGTCAGTGCATGAAGTGACCGCCCAGCAAGATTTTTTGCGAAGCGACAAATACGCCGACAAGAAGGCGACGCAAGTAGTCAGCTTCCCCCAGGGCGACAATAGCGACAAACCGCCTCGTCAACAAGGCGACACGACAGATCGCAACGCGGAAATCCGTCGCCTGTATGACGCAAAGGTGCCAGCTCCTGAGATTGCGAAGATATTTGGTATAGGTCGCCAGCACGTTTATAAAATCCTAAAGCCAAAAAAGCAAATGAGTAAGAGTAGCCTTATTCCGTCCTTAAGCTTTACATAATATAAAAATATAAAGAGGTTCACGCCATGAGTAAAAAACACTCTAACCAAACTGACATAGACGTAATGGATGATGACGTTACGCCCGTAGTTACGCCTACGGCACCAATCTTGCTGCAGCCAGAGGCTGCGGCACTACGCTGCAGGATGCTTGTCTCCGAGATTCAGCAAAACATAGCTAAGTCTATCTTTGCCCTCAAAGAAATACACGATCATAAGCTCTATGAGTATATGGGGTATGGTGATTTTCGTGAGTTCGTAGCGATAGAGCTCAAAAACATTATACCACTTACTCAAGCAATTACGTATCTAACGATAGGCAAGCGATTTGACTCCGAATCTGCATTAAAAGTATTCCGAGGTAATATTAAGCAAATATTACAATTTGCTAATGATCCCGACTATTCGGATGTTACGATCGGAGAGTCTTACGCAATGCGTAACGGCGAAAAGATCGGGTTAGATATTCTGGAGGCCGAAATTTCCGCGAGCTATATCGAAAAAGAGAGAGCTTTAAACGAAAAAATAAAGACCGCAAAGCAGGCAAAAAAGGGCAGTGATGTGCTTTTGGAGCGCAAAGAACAGCTGATCCTAGAACTAAAAGAGGAGGCAATGGAACTAAGGTCTCAGTTAGACGCAGTCGTGCATACGGATAAAAAAAACTTAGTAGAAGCGCTTGGAACAGAACGCCAAGTTAAGGGTCATTTTGACCTGGCGACTCAAAGAATTTTGTCTGAAATGCAAGAACTCGAGTCGGTTGATATAGCTAAGTTTGCCAAAAACGCAAATATACGCACGCATATCGCCGAAAAAATCCAGTCGATCGAAACGGGGCTATCCTCTCTACGCGAGGCATTTGGCGGAATTTTGTATTCCGACAAAAAGGGGAAAGTAAAATGAATACAAGACTAGATTCGATCGTCGACCCAATCACATTAGCGAAATATTACAGAGATTGGAGGGATCTGAAAGGAGTAGGAACAAAACTTGAGCGCGGGGAGATAGTTCGTGAAGCTTGCAGACAATTCGGAATCGATTCCGTCTCTACTGTTTATAAATACTTTAACCGCCTCCTTACGGGGGAATCTGTATTTAGTGCGACTAAACCTAAGGCGCGCGGTGGGGTTGTATTGTCTTCGAGGCGAGAGGAGCGCTACAGACTTCTTCGCAAGATTGCGACTTTAAAGGTTGCGACGGAGACAAATTCGAAAATCAAAAACGCCTCTACCAAGGAGGCTATGCGGATTTGCGTTGAAGAGGGACTTCTGAGGGCGGAGGACTTGCCTCATAGGTCAACAATTGACAGGGACCTGGGTAAGTATGGACTACGGATGCGGGACTTTCGCAAGGCCCACACCGCAGTCCAGTTATACGCAGACTTTGCCGGTGAGTGGTATGTAGTGGATGCGACCCCATTAGACCAACACTACCTAAGACTCGACAACAAATTTAAGTACCGTAAAGACCTATCCCAAAAAGACAAGCATTTAGCAGAGATTTTACACAAGGAAGGACTACGTAAAATTATATTAATCTTTGCGGTTGACCTCTTTTCGGGCGCTTGGTTTTGCCGTGCGTATGCGCCTGAGGGTGGAGGCGAATCGGTGGCGATTTGGTTGGATTTCTGGAACGAATTAATATTAGCTAAACCTGATATACCTATGCAAGGTGTTTGTTTTAACGCGTATGGAGACCAAGGCAACGGACTTAAATCCAATGAGGCCAAGGCGTATTTTAACAGACTTGGAACAAATATTGTGACGCATCTAGTAAATATGCCTTCCGCAAAAGGACTTGTGGAAGGTCGAATCAGCGCGGCAAAGCGCAGTCACGAGGCTCTACTCAAAGGACTCGAGGACGAATATCTAGACCTAAATTTACTAAATGAACACTATAGACAGTGGCAAATCTATCACAACACGGTAAGCGGAGCATATGCAAAATTTTGCGAAAGTACAAACAAAAAGCCGCTCCGTAGCGTAAGCGCGGATGATTTGCGCAACGCGCGCCTTGCGTTTAATCGCCGCAAGATAGACGCGTATGGCTGTATTTCAATCAAGTGGACCTCTAAATCTAAAGTAGAATATTATTTTGTTGGTCGTGATATAGCGCGCGGAACGGAATTAAATGTATATCGTGATATAACCGGTAAGGTGATAGCCCTTGATCCTCGCACTGGCCGGAGATACGAATGCGACCAACGTGGTAAACAACGCCGCAAGATGGGCACTTTCCGTAATGATCACGACTATGATTGGTCGCAAACCCCGGAGGAAAAAGTTCGAAAAGAGATTCGTAAAATCGCAAAAGACACAACGTTTACTTACGAATCTACCCTACCTCCTAAAATCGATATACCTGAATGGACCGGCAAGACTCGCCCGCATTTTGTGCCTGACCCGAGTTTTCCAGTAGAGTACGCATCTGTTGGGGATGCGATATGTGCACTCGAAGAAATAGCAGGTGAGATTGAAGAAGACCTATTGCCGGCGATTGCAAGCAGTCTTAATTTAATCTTAGAGTCAAATGGTAAATTAGTATATTCTGATTTACGCAAGTTTGCGGAGATTATGAGGGGGGAAGAATGAATTTTCTGCTAACCGACCAACTTAAACGCACACTACGCAAAATAGACAAGACAATCAATAATAACGGTTGGTTACTTATCACGGGAGAGGTAGGCACCGGTAAGACTACGTTACGTCGTTATTTATCTAGCGACTATGCTGAAGAAAATAACTATCTCGTTTTAAACGTAACCTCTTGGCGTAATCAAGGCCGTTCTCGCGCTCCCGCCCTTATGACACGTATGATTCGCCAGCTTTCACCCGACTCCTCTGTCCCGTCGGACGTGGAACTACGAGAAGAACGTTTACGCACCTTATTACTCAGGTTGAGTCAAAAACAAAAAAAGCAGGAGAAAAAAAAGAAAGATAGCGGGGACGCTAAAAGAGTTCCGACCAGGGTCGTGCTCGTGATAGACTCCGCCCAAGACGTAAGCGATTCTACTTTCCGGGAACTTAAAAAACTAAGAGAAATCCACTCTGATCCACTCTTTACGGTGCTAATGTTTGGTAACGAGTCTGCTACGATGGATAACGTTTTGTCAGGGCGAGAAATTGGGTATCGCTGTGGATATATCGAGCTAGAGCTTCTGACCGAAGACGAGACGCTTGAGTTTGCAATCGATCGTTTCGGCATATCTTTCGAACCCGGTAAAAGTGGCGAAGTCGCCAAACGTCTGTTTTGCGAAACCGTGCATCCAAGTCCCTTGGGGGTCGAATACTTTAAAAGTTGTTTAGACGAGTTGTCCGGATTTGACGGGATTGCCACTAAGGATTTAATAAAACGCGCTGCACTTGTGGATTTAGGGTTTAAGGTAGATAAATCAAATATCCGAATATCGGATATAACGCAAGAAGCCAAACTGATTGGAGTGCGCCTGACTACCGACGACGTTGCAAAGGCGATCACTGGCAAGTCTAGGGCGCCCGAAGAGAAGTTAGCGCTAATCCAAAAACTAACCGAAAAGGTAATCCGCAAAAAATCCACTACGTAGTTTCAAACAACGGAAATGACGACCTTGTTAAATCTTTTGTTTTGAGTCAAAATCACAGACATTCATGACGAAAAACTTCTCAATGGGTCGCTTCGGCGACTCGTTTTTTACGTAGTTGCAAAAAAATGAATATAGACTTACAAGATTTACAAAACATACCCGACTACAGAGTAATTTTAGTATTGTTACTATTTCTACTTTCTATAGTTTACAGATACGGTAAGGATCTGAAAGTTATTTTTAGCTGGGCGTCTTCTAAAATATTCGATAAATCGAATGCAAAAATCGAAGCGCTCTTAAAAGAGATTGAAACACTTTTAAAAGAAAATGAAAGCTGGAGACAAAGACTCGAGGAAATCCAGTTATACGTAAAATCAAATCAAGCCACACTCGAAAACCACGCCGGGATTTTAGAGCACCCTTCTAAAGTTTTTGCTGAATCGCAAAAAATTACATTCCGCTTTGCGGATCGTTTAAGAGTTAGCGATTTTCACAGGTTTCCCGATTTTTTAAGACTTCTTGAAGACCGGGTGCGTATGATCCCGTTTGCTGATCAGAATCTTACCTTAGACCTAACAGGAGTTGAATCGTTTAACTCAAAATCTCTGTCCGCTTTGCACGAAATCTTTAATCGTATCGGCACAAATAACGGAATACGACTAACCTTACTTTTTGACAAAAGCAATAAAGAGCACGTTCGTATTGCAAATAACTTTAAGAAAATTGAATCTGATTTGCCGACCGATTCCGCCGTTGCGTGCTTGATCGAATCAAAACACGCAAATAACGAAAAGCCTAAATCTAAAAAACGTAGAGGTGCCTAATGAAGTTTTTTTGGCAAGACGACAAAACAAAACAATTTTCGGACACGACTCTAAGAACCTGGATTGTATTTTTTCTATTTTTTGCCGCGTGTGTATATTATATTTTCGTTAAGGATGAATTGTCCGAACAAAAATTAACACTGATTCAAATCCTTGCTTATTTTGCGATCGGTCAGGGTTGTTTGTATTTTGGCAAACGAGTAAACGAGAATTCAGGGATTAAATTTAGTGCCAAGGAATTTGAACAAGGAAAACCAGGAAAAAGACAATGAAACGAAATACGATGATTGCTATATTCCTTTTTTGCTACGCAGCCTTTTATTGTATGGCCACACAATCCCCAATAGCCGACGTAATAAAGGCGCAAGTTAGGAATTATGATCTAGCACAAGAAGCTTTTAGAAAAGGGGAACCTGGATCAGCAGAGCGCGTAGTCTCAAGTTTGGAAGAATGTAGAGATAGTCTCATAGCACTTGATAAAGCCGTTTTGTCAAAAGACCAAAAAATAGCGGAGTTAGAAAACTCTTTACGTAAATGCGCTGATAAGGTGGCAAATTACGCGCAAGGAACCGGTTTTCAATCCGGCGTCAAGTGGCTTGCCGGGATTACGATCGTTTTTTTAATTTTAATTTTTGTAATATACTTAGTCGTGACGGGTAAATTAAGAATCCCGTTTATAACAGGATCTTAATATGATTTTGGTAGATGAATTTGTATCCATCCTTTCGATTAAAATCGCCGCTGGAGTTTTAAATCATTGCGTAAAAGACGATTCATGGACTATCTTCGGTGTACGTGGGTGTAGCATAAAGCAAAAGGATGGCGAAAGTTATTTTATCAAAACATTAAATAGTTTTAATGTATATGACGACCTACTTTGTATCATAAAGGGGGACGAGTTTAAAGTATTTAAAGGCACGGTTGATCCAGGTCGTAAATACACTTTAGCGCCCATGAATCCTAATGGATGCGCCCACTTACTTAACGGTCTTCATTGGTTTGGAAGAGCGTTACACAAAGGTGAGCCTGCTTTTGCGCAAGATAAACCCGTTAAAATTTGGAGGGATCGAAACCGGAATAACGAAAACGACGACGGTTTTGAAGAGGAAGGATTTTTTGAAATCTTTATCCATCCGGGGTCTGGCGATCAAAATAAAATCGCCGGTTATAGCGCGGGTTGTATCAACACCATGGGGGATAAAAAATCAATTGCGTGGAGAGACTTTAGAGATACGTTATATACTTGCGACCAACCCGATTATAACGGTCTTTATCCTGTAATCATCACCGATTTTCCTACGGATCTTGAGTAATGACCTCTACAAGCCCGCACGTCATAGAGGATCTAATGCTCGCCTTATCGGATTATCTTAAAATAGAGGTGGTTCGTAAGAATCAAAGTTCTCCACGTCCCCCGTATCCTTATGTAGGTTACGGGGTGCTATTGCGTAACAAGGATCTTGTAAACCTACGTTATCCGCAACCGATTGCAGATGATACCAAAGTATCAACCCTATACGTAGTCCCGGAAGCCGCTAAAGTATCATTATCTTTTTATGGCACCGAACTAAACTCGGGCAACCCCTTAGACGCGTTATACGACCTTTCGGCTAAGGCCAGAGAGTGGCTTGAGCTAATCGGCAAGCCGATCATTGAGTCAATCGGCGTCGTAGTTGATGACTTTGGTAGTATTCGGGACAGGACAACTTTATTGGACGTAACTTACGAATATCAAACAGGTTTTGATTTTAGAATACGCGGTCAAAGAGAGTTTGAGGTCTTTGAGGACGCGGTGGATCTAACGTCAACGTATAGCGCTATTGATTGGAGTGATCAAAATGAGTCAAATATCTAATATATCTATAAACATATCTCTTAAAACCCTACCTCTATCTCAAAAAGGTTTTGGTTTGGCCCTTGTCGCCGGGGACACTCCAAGACATGTGAATTACGAATTGGACGTATTGTCAAACTCTGCTGGTATTAAGTGGCGAGCCGTCACATTAGGGGACGCTCATATACAAATACAATATTTAGCAGTGGGCCACAACACAGCCCTTACGGTTACGCGCACGGGCGCGGGAACATCTAACAGCCCTTATATTATCTCTGTCGCGTTGGCGACAGACTCACAAGGTAACGTATTGTCAACCGCTGCTCAAATCAAAACAGCAGCGGAAGCGGTTTCGGAGGTCGGCGGGCAAAATAAAATTGTAAACTTATCTTTGCTACACAGTCCGGGCGACGGAGTGGCGACCGCGTTCGACGCGCTCCATTTAGTAGATCCTACCGAGTCTTATCTGGAGATACAAGATCCGGATAATTTATTAGATCCTGCAATTGGATACACCCCAAGTTCACCTGAATACAAACTGGCTGCTGCTATTTTTTCGCAAACCCCAAGAGTAGACAAGATTGCCATTTTAAAAATCAACTCCTTTGCGACAATTGTGTCTGAACTTGCAGACCTACGTAACGACGGTTTTGATGATTGGTATTGGCTACTTACGACTACAAGAGATAAGACCGAAATTAAGACGATTTCGGCATATATGAATACATTAGAAAAGTGCTATATTCCGGCGACTTCGGATCAAAGTGCGGTAGACGCGCTATTAGGGGATGAAAGGACTCTATTAGTTATATCTAACCACGCGGAAGATTGTCCGGATGGGGCAATTTTTGGACGTTGCGGCGGTATGCCAATAGGATCTGTGACTTGGGACTCCAAGGCGTTAAGCGGACAAAAAAATTCAGACGTCACTCAGTCCGAACAATCTCAAATTTTGGCAAAACACGGTAATCTAATTCGTGAAATGGGCGGGGTAAATGTTTTTTGGGAAGGAACAACTATGTCCGGCCAGTATATTGATACTATCAACGGACGAGATTATCTCAAAGCGAGGCTGCAAGAGGCATACCATTCACTGAAGATCAATAACGATAAAATATCGATGACTCTGAACGGGCTTAAGTTGATTGAGGCAACTTTACGCGAAGTTTTTAGAGATTGCGGTAGACGTGGTATCATTGCACGCGTAGAGGACGACGACGGACGTTCTCGTTCCGATTTAAACGATTTTCAATACAGGCTAAAAATGCCCGAATCTCTTTCGGACATTCCTACAAACGACCGAGCAAATCGCAAAGTTTCGAATATTAGCTTTTCAGCAACTATTTCCGGCGGGATTAACAAAATCGAAATATCTGGTACTATGGGGGTATAGCCAAAATGCCAAATCGTCAATTTGATTTATCTAAATTTACTGCAATCGCGATAAGAAACGGTATCCCCCGGGATGTCACGGACGGCCTATCTCTGGAGGGCGATTTTCTTAGTCTAGAGCCGGAAACAAAAGAAGAGACTACGACTCGTAAGGGTCTGCGCGGTGAAAGTTATTCCATCAACGTAAATGAGGGCATAGGCAATAGTCAAATCTTAACTCTTAAGTATCTACCTTCCTCGCTCCATGTGCCGTTTTTTCACGAGCTTCGTGAATCCAAGGAACCTTTTGAGTTTCATTTTACAAACGACTCGTCGCCTGCTGTGAAATTCATCGGTAACGAGTGTGTGATTATGGAATCGCCTAAGACGTCCATAAACGGTAAGTCTGGTTTTGCGGATTACGACTACAAATTACGTGCTACGTCCGGAACTTTGACTTTCTTATAATTATAATATTATAATATATGTATAAAAAAATTTTTCGCCTTGAGGCATTGAGCGTCACTCTCCTTACACCGGTTCCGGTGGACGTTACGGCGGGGATAGTCTTAGAAGAGAGTTCGTTTCTTGGGGTCACAAAAGAGGACCCTAAGCTTTTAAAGTATAAGGTAGGGATAGGCGGTGAGGTTTGGGTGGACGACAGCGTAAAAGACGTAGGCGTTTTGGAATTAAAGTATTTACCAAATGCGCCCGCAATTTCGACCCTCGAGATTTTAAAAAAAACCGGGACTCGTTTCGGTCTTTTGATTCAAAACGATTCTGCTCCAAAATACAAAGGTATGTGTTCTAATTGTCGTATTTTAGAAAAACCTAATTTAGGTATAGGGAATAAGGGATTTGCTAATCTTGCGTGGAAGATTTTGCTTTTGGGTTATAACGAAGTTTATTTAAATTCAGTTTTATAGAGGTAAAAAATGAGCAAAAAAATAGAAGTCGAAATTGTAGGTGTAGCTGGCGACGAAACGCTATATATCCAGTTTTTTAAAGACGGAACACCAATTCCTAGTGAGCTCTATCGTTTGCAATATCCGGGGAATAGTTACGTCGAAAAAATGTCTGAAAGGATGATCGAACAAAAAGGCGACGAAACGAAAATTAAACTTTCTTTAAGAACAAGAGAGTTTTTTTCAAAATGTGCCTTCCCTCTTTCTGAAGGGAATACCGAACTAGAACGTGATCTTATCGAGCAGTTCGGAGCCAATGCACGCAAAAAAATTGATGTTGATAAGATTCACCCGGCCTTGTTCCCGATTTGGCAGAGGGTTATCGCTCGATTTCTCGACGGGGATTTATTCGCCGACGTTTTCGAACTTACAACAAGATCCGACGCTGGAGGAGCTTCGGGCGGAGGCGAGCCGCAGGGTTGACGTAAAATTATTATATTATAATGCTTTTATATACGGCTTGTCTCAATTCGGCGAAAACACAATCCAAGGCGCGCATCCTATGCGACTTTTAGAAATTGAAGAGGTCATTCGTCGCAAAATCGAATATGACAATCGAGTGTATAGAGTGGCTATAATAGGCACCACGGAATGAGTGATCAAGTAATCAAACGACTAAGTTTTAAGATTACCGCCGACGGTATCGGCGAGGTCGGCGGACATTTATCCTATTTGGATAAAATCACAGACGGCCTTGCTCATAAATTCGGGTCGATCATCCCACAAGTTAGATATACGAGTGAATCCATGGGTCTTCTTACTAAAGAGGTCGGTGGACTCGCTCATGGTTTTGAGACTTTTACACAAATACCGGATAACATTTCGGCGACAAGTGAACAAATCCAAAGCATGTCAAAATATTTAGGCGTTGCAGATGATGACCTTACTCAACTTATCTCTAAGACTAGATCCGATTTTAAACTTGCGGACGAGTTTGAACGGACGGCGCGGGCTGCTGGCTTGACGGATCAAGAGATTGTAAAAATCGTTGAACACTTAAAAACACTAAAAGCTAACCCACCCGCCTCTCCGATTCCGCCCGAGGTGATTACTCCGACGCTCGAACAAATTCAAAGTATGTCAAAATCATTAGGTATTTCCGAAGCTCAATTAAATAAATTAATTTCTAAGACTAGATCCGATTTTAAGCTTGCGGACGAATTTAAGGACACTGCAAAAGCGGCGGGTCTATTAGATAGAGAGATACAGTCTATATCGGGACATATCGAGCAATCCAAAATTAAGACTGTGGGCTGGGTGAGTCTTATGAGTGGTCTTGCGGCCACGGGGCTTACTCTCTCTTTATCTGGTTTTTTTAGTTCCGCCCTTGAACAAGCAGGCCAGCTCGAAAAATACGAAACGGTTTTAACGACTACATTAGGTTCCTCTAAATTAGCTAAATCTGCTCTTCAGGACGTGCAGGAGTTTGCAAAAACCACGCCCTACGAAATGGCGGAGGTTGCCGGTTCTTACGTCAAATTTGCAAACCGGGGTATTGTTCCGACGCTTGAGCTTATGACTCGTTTTGGAGATGTTGCCGCCTCACAGGGTAAGTCTTTTGATCAATTCACCGAAGCGGTGTTAGACGCCACCACTGGCGAATTTGAGCGAATGAAAGAGTTTGGTATCCGTATGTCAGGCGCTGGTAACAAGGTAATGGTCCAGTTTAAGGATTTTAAAAAGTCCGTAGATAAAACACCCGAATCGATCAAAAACGCCTTATTAGAGCTTGGTAAACTCAAAGGGGTTCAAGGTGGAATGGATCAGTTGTCCAAGACTTGGGGCGGACTCATGTCTAACTTGCAAGACGGAATCAAGCAAACTATAGCAATCGCGGGCGTTTTTATCGCTTCGGTTCTAAAGCCTATATTGATATTTTTTACGGACGGCGCACAAGCGGCAGCTCGGCTAAGATTTGCTCTTGTGGCTCTTGCTCTTACGATAGGCGTGGGACTGGTTTCTGCGAGCTATGCCTGGGTAGCCGCGTTAGACGCTATTGCGATCGCCAAGGTGGCTGCGTTTGGTGAATTGATTGCGATCGCGGCTATTGTCGCCGCTTCTTTGGCGACAATTTACTTAGCGCTTGAGGATATTTATTTATTTTTCGAACACGGCCCTGAGGGTAGTGAGACTTATTTCGGGGACCTACTTAAATGGTTTGGACTTACCGACTCCGAGTTATCTGATCTACATAAAGGTTTTCAGGATCTAAAAATTACATTAGGTGCTGTTTGGGACTCATTTAAAGAGTTTATAGAGTCTGATACCGGCCAAGCGATTAAAAAGGTTCTGTTAGTTGTCGCCGGTGTTGTGGCTGCAATTGCTTTTTTACCGGCTACGTTAGTTATGGGTCTCGCCGTGTTAGCTACAGTGATACATACACAGTGGGACAAAATTACGACTTGGATCAAAAACGCTTGGGATAAGACTTTGGATTTTCTTTTGGACGCGGCGGCGCTTGCGGCTAAACTTTTAATCGTATATCTATTCCCCATTTCAGCCCTTTATCTTTTTCGGGACGAAATCGCCTTTGCGTTTGACTGGATTTTTAAAAAGATTGAGTCCATCCCATTTTTAAAACCTTTGATTGATCAATTGGTCTCACTCAAAAATGCGGCAAAGGATATTTTTGTATCGATCCTAGATTCTATCAATACGGGATTAAATTCCTTGTTTGATTTTGACGGGCTCAAGTCTGTTTTTGTGGACATGATTAATGAGTTAATATCTCAGATTAACTCTTCTCTTTCTTCGAGCCCGCTTCTAAAAAGAGTTTTTCCGCAAATCCCGCTTATCGAGGCGCGACAATTCGGCGGACCTATTGAACCTGATAAGGATTACATCGTAGGCGAAGATGGGCCCGAGCTTAGGACTTTTAGCAAGCCCGGTACAATTATCCCTAACCACGAAATCAAAGCAGCGCTTGGGTCTCGCGGTTCTGTGTCGACTCCTTCGGGTACGCCAATTCAATTCAATTTTGGTAATATACTTATATCAGGCGACAATGCTGCAGGTGTCGCATCTAGCTTTTGGGACGAGGTCAAAAAAAGCGCCAAGGAAAACGAAAATGAAGTCCGTATATCTTTAGGACTTGCACCCACATGAGCATAACAGGTTTTTTTACAGGTAGGGAAACGCTTGGTATCACAGGAGTCCAAGACGGCAAAACGGTCACAATTAATCTAAACGTTACGACTGCTTTTAGTCAAGACTACCCTGTTATAATCACACAGCATCCGATCGAAAAAGATCCAACCAATACTGACACAGCAAACATTTCAGACCACGTTATTCCTTCGCCTCCTACGATAAGTTTAGTTTGTGTTGTTTCAAGTGACGTCGGTCTTACTTCAATTACGAGCACTTCCGAAAAACTTAAAACTCTAATATACTGGCAAAGGGTTGGAAGTATTGTAAAAGTGGAGGGTTATGGGACCGGCGGCTTGATTAATAGTATGATTTCGTTATTTGGTATGTCTGGTTTATTTGACGACGATATTGATGAGCCGCTGTATTTAGGTTTAGACGATGAAGTTATAGAAAATTTAGCAATTGGTAATATACGCACACGCCGAGAAACCGAACTTGGTAAATCCGTTGAAATTTCCTTGGAGCTAAAGCGTATTATCGTAACCGAAGCACAAACGGCGGTTTCCGGTGCTACGGGGGTTAAAACAAAAGGTAAAACGCCCACCAATAAAACGGATAAAAAGTCTTCTAAAAAAGTCAAAAGCTCAGTCAAGGAAATCTCGTAATGATCAGGTTCTTACAAGTAAGATTTGATGAGCTCCCGGTTTCCAAGATTTTTCAGCTCGGGAACAAGGATTTTGAGTTTGAATTTAGATACAACTCTCGTTTTGATTTTATTACCTTATACGTCAAGGACGGATTAGATATTCTGCATACTTCTAAGTTGTCCTATGGGATTGATTGTATGTTAGGTTTTGCAAATTTCAGTTTAGTTCCTCTTTGCTTAGGGGACCTTTCAAATGAGGGTTATTCCAACCTACAGGTAAATAAAAATACGTTTGGGAATAATGTTTTTCTTTTTTTTGATGACGGGGAGGATTTATAAATGTATATCAATTATTTTGAATTTGTGTATCATAATATTATTATACACTTACTTAAGGATTGGACGTTTTAATATGCAGTTCTTAAGACAGGTGGAAGTCAGAATAGAGTCACCAGACGGGAGGGTGAAAATATTTTCACACGATTTCAAGGGTGCAAATTTATTTTCTATCGAGTTTGACGTTTTGTTTGATAAAACTAATTTAACTACTATATCACTTTACAATGTTCTAAATTCTACGGTTGATATGTGCGCCCCTAAGACCGGTAAAAAGAAGTCGGATACAATTCATTCTCGGGCTGAGCTTTTTGTCGGATATGGAAACGATCTTTCCCTTGTCGCCAAGGGCGATATACTTCAGCATAAGGTTAGCGCGCGAGGACCTGATCGGATTTTAGAGTTCAAAATTTCGGACCTGCTCAATCAGTTATATTCATTTTCCGTAATAGAGACTTTTCAGAAAACTTTGGTCTCGTCTATTTTGACACAACTATTTGCAAAATATAATATTACATATTTTGCACTTCGGTTTTCTGAGGACGCCCTAATCGATAAAATTACTTTTTCCGGCGAATCCTTGGGTTACGTAATTGACCGGTTATCCAAACAAGTAAAAGCCCGTAGATACTTTCAACTTGGTAAATTGATTATAGAGGACAATAATTGGACCACTCGCCACAAATCAAAAGAGATTGTTTTGTTAGATAGGACTTCAGGTCTGATTGGCAATCCTCAAAAAACTAAAAGCGGCTGGAAGGTTAAATGTTTACTAAACCCTTTAATCACCAAGGGCGAAAAGGTGCACTTGTCTTTTCATAACAATACAACTAACTCTAAGATCGATTCCGAGTTCTTAGTTTTAAAAGGGCAGCACAAGGGCGGCTCTAGGACAGTTGATTATTTTACAGAATTCGAATGCAAGGCGGTTTGATATGATTACCCCCGAAATTCTGCAAGAAAAAATCAATTCAGAACTTTGTAAAGTATGGACTGGCTTATATGGCAAAATTGATACATTTGATAAATCGTCCTTAACCGCATCGATTAAACCTCTTTTAAAAGTTCCGACCGAAAACGATTTCGAGGAATTGCCTTTGCTTGTAAGATTGCCTGTTAACGTCTTTTACTCTGGCGGCTTAATGATCGTCCCTGACTATCAAAGGGGGGATGTTGTTTATTTGGCTCCTTCTCCATATTCGATCCAAAATTCAATCCGGGGCATGATCGACAAGACCCAGGAGGATCTTGATAGTTTAGAACCTCCTCGGTTCGGTCTTGAGAACTGTTCGGTTGCGTTTGGTATTCCGACTCAACCGTTTCAGCTTCCGCCCGCTGTCCAAAGGACCGGTCTTACTGTTTGTGACGCGACGGGTTCCACTTATATCAATGTTCGGCCTTCGGGGATTGAGTTTAAATCTGGTCAGGCGAGTTCCGAAAAATCTGTATTGGGCGAAAGCCTTAAAAATATCCTATCGGATATTTTAGACGCTATTACATCTTTAACGGTTCCGTGTTCGAGCCCTGGAGCTGCTTCCGGCGTCCCGATAAACACGGCTGTCTTTTTGTCCTTAAAGGCAAGACTCTCGACTATGCTATCCCAGAATATCAAGAATAACTAATGAATACTTTTTTAATACATAGCGGTGACCTAACGACTACTCGCATAAGTGGTTCCGATTGTCTCAAACAAAGGATCACGAATCGATTTAAGCTTTGGCGTGGAGAGTGGGAGTTTGACCAGTTAATCGGCTTTCCTTGGGAAAGGATCTTACGTAAAAACCCGAGTAAGAAAGAAGCGGAGGCCCTGGTTAGATTTGAACTAAAAAAAGATCCGGAGATTATTTCAATTGAATCAATCGAAATAATTTTTATCGATACTGAGGACAAAGCAAACCAATATAATAGCAAGCTAAGGACCGCGCTTATTAGATACACAGTCCAAACCGTCTACGGTATTATATCGGGGGATTTATGACTTCTTACGGTGCCACTTTATCCGGTTTTGTTATCAAAGACGAAGAAGCAATTAAGTCCGACTTAGTTACTCTTGCACAAAATATTTTTGGACCAAACGAGGACATCTCTCCATACGCCCCTCTTGGGAAGTTTATCGAATTAATTTCCGAATCTCAGTTCTTGATCTGGCAAGCGATCGAATCTGATTATAACGAATCTTATTTAGATACAGCCTCGGGCATTGCCCTTGATAGGCTCGTTCGCTTAAGAGGAGTTAAGCGTAAAGAGGCTCAATCCGAAATGGTAATTCTGGTTATTCATGGCTTGGACTACGCCACGGTTCCCAAAGGGCTTCTGGTATCTACTCCCAAAGGGGTTCAGTTTAAATCAAGCGAAGACAAAACAATTTTGTCCGGTTCCGCTTCTGTGCAATTCGAAGCCGTGATTCCTGGTTTAGCCCAAAGGGTTATTCCTAACTCCTTAACTGTATTCGTAAATCCTAATACAGACTATTATAATGTGACCAATCCTCAAAGTAGTTCTGGCGGTTCTGAGCGGGAGACCGATCCGGAATTACTTGCTCGCTATCTAGGGCTCGTCACGACCGAAAAAGATTCAGGTGCCCTTCCTTACACCAAGGCACAGGTCGAAAATGAACCTTCAATTGTTAGCTGTTCGATCCGAGAAAATAAACTTGGTGTTCAAGTGGACGACCTTCCGGCCAATTCGCTTCATTTTATCGTCGATGGTGGAACAGACGACCTTGTAGCAAATTTGATTTACAAATATAAACCTGGAGGGATTAGGCTTTCCGGATCTGTTCAGAAAACAATTGACGGAAATCTAATATATTTTGACCGTCCGAGTGATTTACAGATTTTTATAAAAGTTGAAATCTGGAGAAATTCTTTATTTGATAATAATAGCATAACGTTTATTAAGACCGCGATTGTTCGCACGATCGGAGGCGTGGACACTATTGCGGGCGTGAACTACCCCTACAAAGGTCTTGGCACCGGTAAGAACGTCGTCGCCTATCCAATCTATTCCGCAATCGGTAACGTCGTGGGAGTTGATAATCTTTTGATACAGTTGGGCACGAGCTCAGGGACAACTAACGCCAATATGGTGGTCGTTTCACCTACACAAGTAGCTAAGGCTTTTACGGCTAATATACAAGTGGTTATACATTGATGGATCATTCGTCTTTAGTTTATAAGCTCCCGAGCAGCGTTTATAACAAAGACCCAGATTTGGGGGTTGTAAAGTTTTGGAGTTTAGTTGCAATCTCTTCGAACGAGATTGAGGCGGCTATTATTCCAAGTTACGATATAGATATTCAAGTAGGAGTTCAGCTTGATAAGATAGGGCTAGCGTTTGGGGTTCCACGGCTTGGGGTATCTGATTCTTTGTATCGTGATAAAATTTTAAACTCTCCGATTAATCAGATTGTTACAATTCCCGCCCTCAGGGAGATTCTAAGTAAATATTCAGATAATCCGAACATTAGGGAAATGTGTTATTCTAATAAGTCTGAATGGGATGCGCTTGACGGTTCCGGTTTTTTTGACGGTGCTGGCGTCTTTGAACCTTCGGTTAGGGTTGCAATTGAATTTTTTTTTGACGGCGGTGGGACTTTCGACGGTCTCGATATTTTAGATCCGACAGGTGTTCGACCTGCGGCGATTGAGATAGATATAGGCAATTTAAGCCGAAGCGAGCTATCTGAGGCTTATGATAAAATTTCTAAAGCCACTCTCGGGATTACAATTTATATTAAACACTTTAAGGAGTTAGATTGATGGCTTTTAATAATTCACTTACGCGTACATGGGACCGCACGACTCCGCGAGACGGCCTGTTGTTACAGGCGGAATTTCAAAGACTTTTAGATAACGACAATTCGTTAAAATCCGGAATTGATACCAATGCAAGTAGTATTACAAATCTAACAGGTCTTGTAAATTCGCTCTTGATTCCCTTGGGTGGAGTTGTTGAGGACAATTTTGATCAATTGTCAAATTCTAATTTCCTGCACGTTAATGGGCAATCGATCTCTAGGGTCACATTTTCCGCACTTTGGAATTTAGCTCGTCGTAACGTTGCGGGAATCGTCGCTGCAACGGATCGAATCAGTTGCACAAATCACGGTTGTGTTGAGGGTCAGCTTGTAAAGTTTTCTTTTACCGGAGGAGGAATTGCCGCATTAGTTAATTATTATGTACGAAATCCAACCGCCAACGACTTTCAAATTTCGTCTACCGACACCGGCCCTATCTTGGATTTAACTTCTTCTCAAACCGGTGAGATGATTACAAATATAGAATACGGTTTTGGAGACGGTTCAACTACGTTCAATATCCCGGATCGAAAGGGAATTTTTCCGAGAGGTGCTGGCGTGCATGGAACAAGAGCCAAAGCAGCCGGTGGGAATTATAACGGTGGTGCAATTGGATACGCGGGGCAGGATATATTTCAGAGACACTACACTAATTTTAGCTATAATAACGTTTTTGGTATGATTGGAGGTGCTGGAAGTTATTGGCTAGGTGGTGGCGGGACAAACGCAGGCAATTCCAACTTGCAAATTCTTGAGCCAATATCAGACGGAGTCAACGGGACGCCACGGGTCGGCAATGAGACTGCTCCGGCCTATGTTGCGGTTAAATACAAAGTGAGGGTTCAATAGCATATGAACTATATATTAGAAAAATCAAATAAACAAGTGATTTGGATCAACACAGACCCAAACAAACTTACAGGCAAAGAAGCATGGGGGAACTTTAATCCAGACCAGTGCGAAATTGTTTACTCTCTCCACTACAATCCAGAAATTGGAGAAAAGTTTGTTGCGGAAATTAAAGACGGAGTAGCGCAAGATTTTATTCCCCAAAAAGTATATAACAAAGCTTCGGGAGAGGAAAGAGTCCTACAGGGCTGGGAAGATAAAATAAATTCAGAAACGGAAACGGAGCTTGAGCCTTTAAAAGACTCTGTTGGTAATTTAGTTGATTGCCAAAAATATACAGATTCCGGTTGGATAATCGACAAAGAGCGCAAAAAAGAATCTTTATTAACAAAAAATAGTCAGATCTTTTATTCTCGGGTAAGTTCTTACAGGGGTACAGTTGACTACAAAAGTATGCTTTGGGATTCGGGTAGAACTTATTTAGAGAATATTCAAAAAACATTAACTATTTACAATAAACAACTTATTGCGTCTCTTCCGGAGTGGCGGAATGCTTCTAACGGATTTTATTTGTTGGAAGCGAAGGAGTTAGCCGAGTTATCAGATTTAATTGAGTTAGACCTTTTTTATGCAGGTCAAAGTTTATACGCAAAAAAGTGGCAAGCCGAAATTGCTATAAACGACAATCCTAACGTAACAGATTCCGAGCTGTCTGCTTTATGGCAATAAATACGATTAAATTATGACGACAGACATCACAACTGATCTTTACCTTGACGATTGTCTTGACAGATTGCCAAAAATTCCGGATGAATCTATAAGGTTAATTTTAGCGGACTTGCCTTACGGCACGACAAGATGCAAATGGGACAAAGCACTTCCGCTAGAATTCCTGTGGAGAGAATACGAACGGATAATTATTGACAACGGCGCAATAATTCTTACGGCAAGTCAGCCATTTACGACAGCGTTAATCAACAGCAATCCTAGGCTATTTCGCTACGAATTAATTTGGTACAAATCGAAGGCGTCGGGGTTTCTCAATGCAAAAAAAATGCCTCAAAAATCACATGAGAATATTTTAATATTCTATAAAAAACCTCCCGTTTACAACCCTCAGACGTATAAAATAAATCCTATATATCAACGTAAGGGCGTTAAGCTGAGAAAATCTCACAAGCCAGAATCGCTTTTTAAGTTATCGAACTCAGATATGAATCAATATAGATATATAGACGACGGTACAAGGTTGCCTGACTCCGTATTGTGTTTTGCGAGCGAGTTTCAGAAAGGAATGCACCCGACACAGAAACCAGTTGCTCTAATGGATTTTTTAATTCGCTCTTACTCTAACATCAGTGATACTGTTTTAGACAACTGTATGGGAAGCGGCACGACGGGAGTTGCTTGTATTCGGGCAGGCCGGAATTTTGTCGGAATCGAAAAAGACAAGGATATTTTTGATGTCGCCTCGCGGAGGATTGAGATAGCACATACAATTCATAAACTTAATTCTCTGCCATCCCTCTTTCGTTAG